CCTCACCGAGCTGGTCAACGTCCGTGTTACTATTCGCCATGGCATATGCCATCTGGTCTACAAAACCGCCTGCATCCTTGGCCTCAAGGCCAAATGCGGTGAGATAGTCCGTCACGATGTCAGATGCCCTGGCAAGATCCATATTGCCTGCAGCAGCCAGATTCAGGACACCATTGATGCCCTGCAGCATCTCATCTGTATCCCATCCGGCAAGAGCCATATAACCAAATGCGTCCGAAACGTCCGTTGCGGAAAAGACGGTGCTGGCTCCAAGATCCCTTGCAGACTGCTCCAGACGTCCCATCTCTTCCGATGTGGCACCGGAAAGAGCCTGGACGTTGCTCATACTGGAGGAGAAGTCAATTCCGGAGTCCACCACACTCTTGGCGAACTCCTTGATCTTCTCAATGCCCTGCTGAAGAGCGTTGCTGACAAAATCAGAAATGACCTGGTTCAGAACGCTCCATCCACCATTGGCAGATGTCTCAGCGTCCCTTCCGGCATCTTCCAGCGCACTGTCAACCTCTCTCAGCTTTGACTCATTCTGCTCCAGCTCACCATTCAGGTCATCTATCTTAGCCTTCAGTGCCTGAGCTTCCTGGGATCCGGTGCCCTGCTCCAGCGCAACATTCTTATATTCATTTTTCAGCTGCTCCAGCTCTGCCTTCTGCTCACTGATCTTAGTATTCAGCTGCTCCAGTGGAGTCCTGGCCTGCTGTTCTGCCTTGGCCTGATCCTCTATCTCCTGTGTGCACTGATCCAGCTGTGTCTGCAGATTCTGCTGCTCAGTCTTGGCCTGATTCAGCTTTGTAGTCCAGTTCTGGACCTCTGCACTGTTCTCACCATAAATGGCCTTGGCTGCCTCTACCTTACCAGACAGTGCTTCCTGTTTGATCCTGTTAGCTTCAAGCTCTGCCTGCAGGATCTTCTGCTTGTTCTTCAGGAACTCTGCCTGATCACCAGAATTCCTGAATTCAGCCTGTGCCAGCTTCATGGTGGAATTCAGCAGCTTCATGGCACCGTTTGCAGACTGGATCTGAGATGTCAGTTCCCTGGTGTCAGCTGTAAATTTTACTTTAGCTTCATTTCTTGCCACGGATCTTTTCCCTCTCTTTTTCCATCACACCACTCACCCACCCATCATAGGCCACCTTGTTATCTATGATCCTGTCCAGGAATGGGATCTCAGCATTCCAGAAGACATCCTCCGGAATCTCCATAATCTGGACATAGTAGGTATAGTAGTCTTCAATATCTTCCAGTGGGAAGTCCGGGACCTTAGTCTTATTCCCTACTTTCCGAATTGTTGCTTTGCGAAATGCTTCTTGGAATCCGCTTTTTTTTTCTCATCACCAAACAGCTTCTTCAGGATGTTTCCTATAGTCACCATGTCACTAGGCATCAGACTGAGGAATTCAATCTCATCCATGACAGGATCCTCCGGAGATCCATTGCTCTTCTTGATGCTGTTATTCACAAGTGTGGCCGTCACATATGCTGCATAGATCACACCGGCATTCTCCAAGTCATCTATCTTGGCTGCTTTATCCTTCCGGTTATAGGCCTGTGATTTTTCATACAGTGCCGGATCATATGCCTTCAGCATATAGAGGCCTGCAAAGTTCCTTGTAACCTGGACCACTGATCCATCATTGAGTACAAAATCGTAAAATGTAGGTTTCAAAGCCATTCTTCTCCCCTCCAATAAAAAAGAGCGTCACCGTGTCTGGTGACGCTCATTGAATGTGTGCCGTCTCTGTATCAGTTAGGATCACAGCTGTGCAGCTGCAGAGCTAAATGTGGTCATCCAGTTCTCAGCTGTGAGAGCATCACCAGTCAGTTCGTCTGCCAGTGCTTGATACTCACCTTTGTTATAGTCGTCAGGCATGTAGCTCAGCTTCATTTCCACTTCTGCTACTTCCTCAGCACCGTTCTCAATGGTGAGCTTATTGATCTCCTCTACCTTGCATCTGGGATAGCCCAGGAACATGATGTTATCATCCTCATCCTTGACTCTGGCCGTAAGGGATGCCTCCGGCATAGATTCTGTATTATCGAACGCATAGACACCAGGCTGCAGGCCTTTATTGGTCATTGCATTCAGTTTGCGATACAGACCCAGCTTGATGTGCATCTTCAGAGTGATGGTACCATTGCCAGTAGGCTTGGTCTTTCTCTTTTTGACCACACCTCTGCAGGACTTGGTTACCGTTTTGGTCTCTCTTTCCACCTCAATGGATCCAATGCAGTCATCTCTGGTGTACGCTTCATCACCGGCCACTTTGATGGCCAACTGATCTGCTTCAAAATAGCTGTAAACATCAGCGGATGTAATTGCCATTATTCTTTCCTCCTCATGTAATTAACTTGCCAAGACACAGATCAATGATCTTTGATGTTGCCTTCTCAGCACCTTTTTTCATGAATCTCTTATTTCCTACATGTCTCTTAGTGTTTGTGCCATCATCCGGGAAATAGAGGTAATGATACTTGCCTCTGGCTGCAATGGTGACAGCCAGCAGATCATCATCCTGGTCAAATTTACCTGGCATGGCAGATCTTGCCGGAGCACCTTTGCCTTTCCAGCTCCTTCCGGATGCCGGCAGCAGTCTTGTGATCTCCTTCTTGATCTCCTGTGCACCTTCCTCATGCAGGACATCATCAATGACCTTCTTGGCAGCATCACCGCACCGGTCAATCATGTCAGTGAATTCCTGCATGTCACCGGCATCAAAGATGTCCCACTGTCCCCAATATGGCATCAAGTTGTCAATGTTTCCCACTCTCAGCTCCTCTTCTCAGGATGCAGGAAGGTCAATGTGGCCACTTCCACAACCATATTGGTGGATCCTTTGAAGGTGTAATCATACTCAATGTCATCAGCAGTCAATTTCAGCTTTGTTCCCGGCTCAGACTGAGCCTGGAGTGCATCAATGACCTTCTGTACATATCCTTCAGGGACTGCATTCTCATGGATGATATGAACCTCATACAATGTCTGCAGGTCCACTCTGTTTGTGCTACTTGCCTTGGTTGTCTTCCTCCGGTTGAACACAAAATAGTTCCATGCTTTCAGATTGCTGGCCCTACAGGCACCGTACCATACACCTTCCATAGGGACATCAGTGTCAGCACAAAGGCCTTCCAGCGTTTCCCGGATCCTCTTTATAGCATTAGCCATCTGCCAGCTCCCTCACTTCCTCCAAATACAAGTACATCTCCCCGGTGATGGCACTGCCATCCACCTGGAAGATGTCATACAGCATATTTCCGATCAGGACCTGTCTGTGTGCTTTTGCACTTTCGTGATACCTTGTCTTTACCTTCAGGTCCAGCGAATGATCACTGGCCTCAGCAAAGCTGACATCACGCTCCCTCTTGGACATCTCTTCATAGTCCAGCCTTACCAGCTTGGTCATGTCAGACATCTTGGTGGCATTTGTTACGGCACCAAAATCTGTATCCTGTGTACTGATCTGAGCAATGAAGAGAACACCCTGGTTATACCTAGAAAATCTTGGATTTAAATTGTGCCGGATCATATTTCTCTCCATTGACTTCATGGTAGTGCCTGATCTGCAGGATCTCAGCCCTGTAGGCCTCATCAAACTCATTCAGGCAGTTATTCCATGAATAAAGCATGTAATTCAGATACAGCTGCTGGATCTGTCCAGGTACTGTGATGTCACACTCTGCACCCAGCTTATAATTGATGGCCAGCTCAGCACTGGCCATCTTATCCAAAAGCAGTTGATCCGTTTCATCATCAGACCATGTGATGTGCAGATGCCTCTTGACCAAATAAAGCATTGTTACACTGTCTGCCATGGTCAGCTCCTTTCATTACTCTCCAAGATCTACATTGACATCAGCAGCCTTCATGTAGATGTAGGCCTCTTCCAGATTGGAGATGTCAAGGAGGATTGCTACAGTGTTATCCCATGCTTTGCCGTAACCGTGCATCTTGATCTTGAAGACTCTCTGATCTTCCAGGAAGCGGAAGTCATCGGAATACTCCAGTGTGCCATCCTTAGATGTGCCGATGCCAAAGAAGTACTCCTCAGGCAGGCAGAGGATAGCCTTGCCGGCTGCTACTCTGGAAGAGCGGATCACTTCTGTAGGGAACGGGAAAATGTTGGTAGTAAATCCACCTGCAGCATTCAGGACAGTTGTTGCCGGCATGATCTTGGACAGGAAATCCTTCTGGTTGCAGATCAGCAGTACACTGTCAAAGTTACGTGCATGACCACCATGCTTGGTATATCCGGTCTTTGCGGATCCATCAGCATTGGCAGCAGTGGACGCAGCTGTGATAGCACCGGTGCTGTCATTGGTGTAGTACACTTCAGTCTCAGCCATCCCAGCCAGGACAGTGCCATATTCCTTAGGCATGAAGGATGTGAGAGCAACAGCAGTCTTCTGAGGATAAACACCATCAGAAACGGAGACACCCTGATGGATGTCACGGTCAAGGCCAATAGGCATATCCTTGCCGGTGCCGGTGATGATCGCATCTTCAAGTGCTACTGCAATAGCCTCTTTGAGGAATGTGCGGATGTAGTTGTCAAGGAAAGCAGGACCAAGGTCCAGCATGTCCTTCTCAATTGCTGCATATGCAGAGAGCTTGCACTGTGTGATCTCAACAGTCTTGAATGCAGATTTGATCTCCTTGGTGACTGCCTCATTGATGGCACCCCACTTAGCAGTCTGGACAGAATGGTCATTCAGGATCCATCTTGTCAGATAGGCAACAGACTGGAAGTTGATCTTTGCAAGCAGCGGATGCTCTTCAATGAGATCCTTGTAGACATCCTCAATGATGGTGACAGGCATCACCTTGTCACTCATGAGACCATCATAGGTCTGCTTAGGTGTGTTGCTCTTGCCGGCATCAATGATAGCCTGGTAATATTTGGTCTCTTCAGCTGTCAGCTGACGGAAGCCACGCTGTGCAAGGATGTTTCTGTCACCGTTTGCAGACTCATAGTCAGCCTGTACAGTTGCAGCAATGGCATTGCCAAACTGCTCAAAAGCAGCCTGGATGGTTTCCGGAGTTGCATCCTTGGAATTGAATGCTTCCTGCAGTGCAGCGGAAGCAACAGTCATCATGCTATTTTTTCTAAGCATATCTTTTTCCTCCTAATGTGAAATTATGAAAACAGCTTTTTGAAAAATTCTTTTGCTTTGTTCTCAGTTT